GACAAGTTCGAAAAGAAAATACCTATGAAAACCGTATTTATTACGGAAGGCTATTTTAAGGCGTTTAAAGCGGCCATGCACGGAGTTGATATAATTGGCCTGTCTTCTATCACTCACATGAAGGATAAGGAAACAGGCGCCCTGCACGAGGATATTTTGAAGCTTATTAAAAGCGGCCTGGTTGAAAGGTTCGTCTGGCTCACTGATGGCGACTGTTTAGATGTTACCAATAAAGAAATTACTGAAGATAAAGACCTCTACACTCGTCCATACGGATTTTATTCGAGCATTACTACGTTTAAAACGCTCCTGGACGACTTCAGCGATATAGAAAAGTGGTTTATGCATATAAACACAGATGCTATTATTGCTGATGATAAAAAAATTACCCGTGACCAGGTGAAGGGGCTGGATGATCTGCTGGTAACTTATCAGGATAAGACTGCAGAGATTGTGGAAGAAATGTACAAGTTCAGTTCCGGAGGCAATTATTTTAACCGGTTTAATATCAGCAGCGGTACCGGGAAAGTGTGGCGTTATTTTCATCTTGGCGACGTAAATGATTTTTTCCTCTTTCATTCTGATCGGCGGCAGGACCTTAAAAAAAAGGAGTTCAAATTTCACGGTACAACGTACCTGTGGAACGAACAAAAAAACCTTTGTGAAATTAGAATGCCTGGCACAGCGAAGCTTTACTTCCGTGTAGGTGATGATTATTATAAATTCATTGAGCGTCCTAATCAATATGGTAAAGTAGAAAAGGTTTTTGTTGAGCGCAGGAAAACTACAATCACAGATGATCATGGTAAAGGCTTTTGTCAGCACGTTAGTAAATATGAAGCATTTTGCAATGTACCAAGCCACAGTAATTTTCAACCGGTAATACATAATTGCTTTAATGTTTACTCGCCGCTCGATCATGTTCCCGAAGATGATAAGTGTACCATGGACGATTGCCCCAACATCATCAATTTAATACAGCACATTTTTGGGCATAAGGTTGTAAGCTTTAAAGATAAAAACACCGGTAAGAAACTTGAATATGTAAACTGGGAGCTGGCGTTGGATATGTTTCAGATACTATACCATGACCCTTCACAAAAGCTGCCGATACTTTGCTTGGTGAGCAGAGAAAATAACACAGGTAAAAGTACACTCGGATTTTTCCTTCGTGAATTTTTAGGCGCTAACACTGCAATTGTGGGTAATGCTGATATCTCCGGAGACTTCAACGCACACTGGGTAACAAAAAGCGTGGTGGTCGTGGATGAAGCCAAGATTGACAAGCATAATGTTATTGAGAAAGTTAAGATGTTGAGCACTGCAAAAAAAGTTTACATGAATGCTAAAGGTAAAGGCCAGGTTGAACTGGATTGCTTTTTAAAGTTCATTTTCATTACTAATAACGAAGACAATTTTATTACAGCTAACGAAGAGGATACACGCTATTGGGTTATCAAAGTGCCGCAGTTAAAAGTAGATGACCCAAACATCATTGATAAAATTGTAAATGAAATTCCTGCATTCATGAGTTTTTTAAATGAACGCAAATTGATTACTGAAAAGCGTAGCAGGATGTGGTTTCATTTTGATCTATTAAAAACTGATGCATTACGCCGGGTGATATCATACAGTGAGCCGGTTATCATTAAAGAAATCAAACAGGGCCTTAGAGATCTGTTCCTGGACACTGGTGTAGATAAGATAATGATGACCGCAGAGGTGATAATGAAAGAACTGATTGGAAATAAAAAGTATGAGCGCAATTACCTGCACACGATTCTACAGGACAAAATGAAGGTGTTACAATATCATGTTTGGACCGTAGAGAGCAGAGACCAGGAATATAATACAGAAGAAGAAGCTGTGGCTGCAGCTGAGGTATTGTTTCCTGATGATGAAGGTTATATGATACAGGCACGACTTAAAAGAAAATTCAAACCCTGCAGATATGATTACCCATCCTATATAGACAAATTTGAAAACAATGTTAAAGAGCGTGTAAGAGCTATAGCAAAAGATAATGGTCGACCATATGTTTTTCACAGACAAAATTTTGTTACTGCAGACGATAATGTAGAAGTCAGTGCGGAAGATAAATTTGTCAATAGCATAACTCCAGATGAGCCTATGAAAACTTATAACAGTGACGAATTACCATTTGGTTAACGATGCCTTTTAAAAATGGAAATATAGTACCTAATGCCACTGTTTGGACGGAAGAGATGATCAGCTTTTTGAAAGTTAATTTTTATTCGATGACCAATAAGCAGCTGGCCAGCGCATTGAAGTTGCGGCTAACTGTTACAAGGAATAAATGCCAAGAGCTGGGGTTAAAAAGAATGCAATTAGAATATTGGACTGTCGATATGGTGCAGTACCTGGTTGACAACTACAAAACAAAAGGTGATGTTGAAATAATGAATTACTTCATTAAACATCATCCAAAAACCAAAGGCTGGAAACGTGGCGCCATCAGAAAAAAAAGGAAGCAGATGGGATTAATGAGAACAGTAGATGACCTGGTGCCAATTATAAAAAACAATTGTAAAAAAGGTGGTCCATCATACACCATTGATAAGAATAGCAGCGCTAAAAATATGCATCCAAAATGGATAGTTCAACGAATCGCCTGGCGTGATAAAGAAATGCAAGATGAATTATTGAAACATCCCGATTTAATTGCTGCAGCTAAACAATTGATATTACTAAAAAGAGAGTTGAAAAAAAGCCGTAATGAAAAAAGTAGCACTGACACAAAAGCAAATTGTAAACCTTCCTAAAAATATTGCTTATATCAAAAGCAACTGGGAAACTTTATCCAATGGAGAGATGGCGAAAACTCTTGGTGTTTATATTCAAACTGTTAGAGAAAAATGTTATGAACTCGGACTATATAGAATGAGATTGGAATACTGGACCAGTAAACAAATTAACTTCTTAAAAAAGAAATTTCATACATGCGGAGATTTGGAATTAGCGGAAATTTTTCAAAAGAAGTGGCCGAAGAAAAAAGGTTGGACATTAAAACACATCGAAAAGAAACGTATGTATTTGGGCCTGAAAAGAACAAAGGAAGAACTTTTTAATATTAAGCAAAAGGCAAAGGCTAAAGGCGTATATGTTTTAGGACTTCAAAAGACCTGGATGAAAAGAGGTGCAGTACCCGAAGGCACAGTTGTTATTTGGGCCACAGATACACAGTGGCCAACTCAATGGATTAAAATAAATGGCAAGTACACCCAATACAATAGGTACTTATGGCACCAGGCTGGCCGCCGGATACCAAAAGGAAAAGTAATTACACTTAAGCCCGGGCGAACTGAAATAAAAAGTGTTGAAGACCTTGAATGCGTTACTAAGGCAGAATTATCCAGGAGAAATGGAGCCAAAGCACATGGATTACTTTCTGATAATTATGTTGCTTCTATAATGAGTTTTAAAGATCCTGACTTAAGAAAATATTTAAAAGAGAATCCGTCACTATTGAATTTAAAGAGACTGCAGCTGCAGTTGCAAAGGAAATTATCTCAATTACAAATAAACTAAAAAAAATGAGCACACAAAAAAACGAACAAAAAAACGAATCTAACAATGTAGCTGATCTGCAAGCTATGATGTTCGCACAAATGAAAAGATTAAGCGATCCAGAAGCAGATCTTGAAAAAGAAATTAAACGTGGCCAGGCCCTGTCATCAGCTGGCACAGTTATTATCAACGCTGCTAAAGTTCAAATCGATGCTGCGAGGGTAAAATTCCAACAGGAAAAAGGAAATCAGAATCCAAAACAAAAAAGCCTTGGCAATGCTAAATGATTTTTCTCAAATGGATATTGTCATCATCAGACAGCAGCTGCATCGTTTAACAGATGATGAAATTGCTGATCTTATAGAACAGCCAGTGGAAGAAGTAACAATAAAAATTAATGAGATCACCGGTGGCGGTACTATTCGATTAAGCAAAAGTCAATCATTGCAAAAGAAGGCAGTTGATCAACGAAAGAAAAAAACTGCTAAGGATTTAAAAAAGCAGAATGATGAACTTGAAAAGAAGCAACAAAAAAAAGCATCATCAGGATATAATCAATCTGCAATTTTAAAGAAGCCTGAAGAGCAAAAATATTCAACTAAAGTAGTTAACTATAGTGAGAAACGATTGGTTCGGATTGATGCTAAAACAAGTATTTACGTCAATGCCGGTGAAGATATAATAGAAGCGATTGGAAAATATTATGCTATGGTTGATCGAATTAAAAAAGCCGGTGCAGAGGATAAAGAAGTTAAGCCTAAAGTAAAGAAAATAAAATGCGCCCGGTGTCAAAAAGAAAAGCACTCTGATGAATTCTATACGAATAAATCTAAGAACACCGGTAAGCAAGCTCGATGCATTGAATGCATGAGTATGGTTAACCGAATAAAAAACTACGAAAAAAATGGCATCTAACACAGAACAAACCCGGGAGCAAAAATTAGAAGCAGCTTTTGCGCAATTCATAGCAGAAGTAGCGGAGATGCGCCGGCGCCAACTAAAATTTGATACTGAATATGGCGCTATAAATGCGAATAATAAGCACCGGCAGCAGGATAAGGTTGACAGTATTTTATATCAAATGGGCATAACTGATGAGACCAACCTAAAAGATATTTCCATCAAATTTCAAAGCGAACTATTACCATGAAATTCATACCGATATTATTAAGTACCGAAATGGTAGAAGCAGAGCAAGCCGGCCGAAAAACAAAGACAAGGCGCACTAAAGGTTTAGAGCAAATTAATACAATGCCTGATCAGTGGAAGTTTTTAGGTTTATACCATCGCGATTTGTCTTTAAAAAAGTTAAGAGTGTATTGTGCACAGTTTAAAGAAAAAGCAGGTTTCATTCATAATATACCATGTCCATACGGACAACCAGGTGACATACTTTGGGTACGAGAAACATTTGCACCAACAGTTAATATTATTCCAAGCGGATATTGGTATAAAGCAAAAGCCGACGAAATGGCCAGGCAAATGATTACATGGAAGCCTGCTATACACATGCCGAAAATCGCATGTAGAACTTTTTTACAAATTATTGATATCAATGTGGAAAGATTGCATGAGATAACCGAAGCTGATGCTATTGCAGAAGGTGTGCAAGAAAATATTTGTGAAAATCCTTTAGAGTGCATTTCATCGCTATGTAAAAATGGATGCATTGGAAAAGGTGAATACTTTAATTACCCGGTAGGGATGGCTGAAGGTGACCCTTGTAATTCTGCAGTAGAATCATTTGAAACTCTTTGGGTGTATATCAATGGTACAGAAAGCTGGAATGAAAATCCATGGGTATGGGTGATTTCCTTTAAACGAATTGACAAACCGAATAATTTTTTATCATGATAACAAAGGATGGCTATTCAAAAGATGCAGGCATTCTTCCAGAAGGAATAGCGGTTACATGGGGTAAAGATCTTATCCTGGAAAAAGGTGGCTTACTCGCTTTTATCCGATACTTTGAATTGCTAATGAGTGATGAAGATGGCCTGTGGCTTCAGAAGTGTAAGAATAAACCGAAACATGATATCATATACGTGTACATTATTGTTTGCAACCAAGTGCGGTACCGTTTAAATTTTGTGGGTTATGAAACTGGAGAAACTGAAGTACATAACGGTAATGGTCATTCGTGGAGTTCACGAAAAGTTATAAGTTGGCCACGATTAGTTTGCGCCGGTCCTTTTGTAAAGGCACCTATCAAAATTAAAAGATCAGGTTTCCAGGGATTCAGATACACGACAAAACTTTTTTAATGCTTTTAAAACAAGCCACTGATATAGCCATTGAAATTTGTAAGCAGCTGCAGCCGCATTGCTACAATATCAATATTGCCGGCAGCGTCCGCAGGAAAAAGCCTGATGTTGGTGATATTGAAATTGTCTGCAGGCCAATAAGACAAGCCACCGGCCAGGCAACCATGTTTGACGTACCAGCAGAAGTAGCAGTAGTTAAAAAATTTGAGGATACAGTGAACAGCCTTGGCGAGATCCTGATGGGAAACGCAAACGGCCGGCAAATGAAGATCCTTCTTCCGGAAGATATCAAGCTTGACCTTTTTATTCCACAGGACAATGATTATTTCCGCATCTATGCCATTCGCACTGGCAGCAGTCAATACAGTAACCTGGTTATTGCGCATGCCTGGAAGAAAAAGGGCTGGTGTGGTACTGATCAGGGCCTGCGACGTATTGAGGATTGTGTGCAGGCTGGAGAGCATCACTGGAAGCTGATCAACCTTAACGGCATGAAACCACCATTGTGGACCAGTGAGGCTGATTTCTTTGAATGGCTTGGTGTAAGCTATCTAAACCCACAGTTGCGGGAGATATACAGTACCAGCGCCTATAAACAGCATAAAAACCTTATTAAATCATGAGCAAAAAACTTGTTACATCCTTATTGCTACTGCATTATAGCAACCGCCGCAATGGTGCAGATGTAGTAGTAGCCGGGGGTATCGTCGATTTTTGGGCGAAAAACCATCCAGCAACTGACTTTTTGACTTACTATTTTTCTTGTTACAATTGTTACAACCATATTTTGAATATAGTAAAAGTAAGGATGGTAAAGGGTTTGGTGTTTGTAACAAGGTTTTTCGCCTACCGCAGTTTGTTACAAATTGTTACAAGTTTGTTACATTCTGTTACAACAGGTTGTTACAAGTTTGTTACAGTCTCAATTTATTGATATTAAAATAGTTATAGTCGTTTTATGAATTGTAACAATTGTAACAAACATTTTTAGCGCAGCAATTTTAAACTTAGAAATATGAAAAAAGATATTCTACTCTTCCTGGTACTGATTGCATGCATTGCCGGAGGAATTTTTTTTAAATACGGCTTCCACTATCCCTTCTTTAGTGGCCTATGCAGTGGATCCAGCTTAACCCTTTTGATTTTCGCTTCTATTGGAAAATGGCAGGCTAAAAAAGCTGCAGCCAGGATTGATAAGGCCATCACTGATCAGGTTAGACATAGAGAAACACTAAATAATTAAGATTGCAAAACAGCAAATATTATACAGATTCAATTCATGGTTTCAGAGCATTTGCACCAAGTAAAACTATGGCGTGGATGCTTATACGAAATGAATGTGTACGATTAAAATTACCAATACCTACCTACGATAAGATAAATGAAGAATTATCTCATAAAAAAATAAAAAAATGATTGACGTTTCCAAATGCAAAAAGCTTGTTGTTGAGAATGAAAACAACAAACTGTATCAAAAGGAATTTCACCATATACATTTTGCACCTCCTTCCGAGCTGGTCCTTGTCAACGGCATGTGGCTACCGCCATTCACCAGGTTGCAATATGAAAATATAGTTTACGTTATCCATTATAATAATGAAAACATTTTTGTAAAGCTGGATGATATCACAAGAATTAAATTTAAAGATATCGGCGACGGATGGACGATGAGATGCAGTGGAATACGGTCCTACTTTTGGAAAGTTGATTTTATGAAAAAATACCCGGTAACTACTAATGAAACTGAAATGGCAATTTATTCATACATTAGAATAGAAAATTGAGTAACTTACAGCAACCCATTATAACCACATGAAAGGATTTGTTCCGATTGACATTTATACCAAACCATACATAAAAGCTTACATACTTTTTAAGCTGGGAGAAAAGCCGCTGATCACTTTAAACAGCGAAAGCATTTCAAGTAAACTATACGATATTTTAGAACACAGTACCGACGAATTTAAAAGCCGGATTACCAATGGCAGGTATACAGTTAAAGTGAGAGTGTATCTTCCTATGACTGTATTCAAACACAGGGGCCATTGTCTGAATAAAACCAATGTAAAAAACTTCAATCGTTTTGTAGAGCGTGAGTTGAAAGAAAAGTTTTATCACACAATGGATACCCTGATAGATCTGTTCCCCAGCTTCGAGGCCAACCTTCCGGAAGTGAGAAAAAAATTAGGCATAGATATTGAATCCTGGAGTGATGACAGCATGAAAAAAGATTACTATCGTTACCGTAAGGATAAAAATTTACCTCTACTATATAACAAATCTTTTGCTGCGGTTGTCCCCTCGGAGAAAAGTGCAGATGTTGCGTTTTAGCTTTGATGAATGAAACCGATATACAGTAATGTCAAGTTAACTACCGGCGCTTTTAATGGAGGCTTAAACAAAATAATGATTGCGCCCAAGGATTGGGTGCAGGATGCTATCATCCCGGATTTTTTGACAAACAAAGTTATTGATGAAATCTACCTGATAGATAACCACGAATTTCTCATTTTAGAATTTGTTCCCGATAGCATTGACTTTGAAGAAAAGCCTAAGAGTGGCAAGCCTGGCGACATTATTGACATTACAATTTCCGGTACACTAAATGATCTTACCCCTGAAATTTTGCAATCCCTGGAAACCCTTCGTCAATATGAACTGGTGGCAATTTTACAGGATAACAATCGCCGTTTAAAAGTGGTAGGCGATACCGAAAGTGCATTGATATTGCGCTTTGGTAATAAAGAAAATTCCAGCAAAGGAGGCACACAAATTATCAATATTGATTTGAGTATGCAAAGTGAGTTCTATTCCCCATTTTACGAGATATAGCCGTTTTTTTGTCCTTTTACACTCCTCTCATTCAATTCATTTTCGTATCCGATAAAATCGGAAGAATGAATGAATTACAAATTAGTCAGTTCAATTTTAGCATCACCATGGTTCATACAACGGCAATGGGCAGATGCTAACCTTCCGATCATTGTAGCTCTTTTACAAGGTAAGCCCGTAAGTTTTGTTCAACGCACAGGAAGTGAAGGCGAGGAATTACCATTTATAATAGATCCTGCCAATATGCAGAGATATGATTTTTATAAGTGGGATTCAATGCAACAAAAAATGGTGCCCAATCCAAATGTGCCGCCCAATAGCGTTGGCATGATGCCAATAACTGGACCTCTAACTTATTATAATGGTGACTGTGGGGAGCCAGGAATGATAAAACGCAACAGCTGGTTACTTGATATGAACACCAGGGAAAATATCGGTTCAATTGTTCAGCTGATTGATACCCCAGGTGGCGAAGGAAGGGCTGCACAAGCTTACTGCACCACTTTATCCAGGATGCAAAAACCGGTGTTAAGCTATGTAGATAATTGTTGTGCCAGTTTAGGGATGTGGTTTTCTTCTGGTAGTCGTGAAGTTTATCTCAGCAATGATCTTGCAGCTATGGGAAGCATAGGTAGTTATATCATGCTGGCTGATTTCAGTGGTTACCTGGAACAAAACGGTATCAAGCTTCACGAGATATATGCACCGCAAAGCGTCGATAAAAACAAAGATTATAAAGATGCATTGGCCGGTGATTATACAGCAATACAGAACATGCTTGCCAAACATGTAGATGCTTTTATCAACTATGTAAGTACACAACGGGGCGATAAAGCAAAGGCAAACATAAGCGAGTGGAACAGTGGGAAAATGTTTGATGCAAAAGATGCTGTAAAAATTGGTTTGGCAGATGGCGTAAGGCCGCTTGACCAGGTGATCAGCAAAGCTGCATGGTTAGCAAAACGAAATAAATAATTTTTTAAAGATGAAATATCCTCAATTAAACGCATTGGTTCCTGCAGGGGAACATTTTGATGAAAGTGCTATCACCGGTGAAGGTGTTTGGTTAAGTACCAAACACATTGATGCTATTGAAGCCTTATTGGGCAATAATGCCACCGCCTTGCAGACTGTCAATGATCAGCTGACTGCTGCACAGGGAAAATTAACGGAAAGTGAAACAAAAGTAACTGACCTGCAAACACAGTTGGCAACTGCAAACACTTCTAACGGCACTAAAGACACGAAGATAAAAGAATTGCAAGATGAAATTGCAGAATTGAATGGTACTTCAAGCGGCGCAGGCAGTACTTTAAAGCCTGACGATACTCCTGCTGAGGAGGCTAATGCTGGAAAACTGCCAAAATGGAATGATGAAAATCATCCTGCAAATATTGCTGCAAAGAATGCTTTGCGGTTCACTAAAAAGCCAGTTGAAGCAAAATAATTTAATATCTCTTAACCCATAAATTTTTATTCCATGCCTTTAAATCTTCCGCAAACAGAGATAACAGTTGATCAGATTGTTGCCGACTTTGGTGATTATTACCTGGACAGCGGCCAGAATGAAAACAACCTGCACATGCTTCCTTTTGAAAGTTTTGACACAAAGGATGCATTCACTACTGTGCCTACCAATGAAACCATTTTAAGGGAAGCTAATGTAGAAGTGGAAACCCTTTTGCAGCAATACCAGGATGAGTTCACACCTAAAGGTGGCGTAACCATCGACCCTGTACAAATTCCTTTGTACCAGGTTAAAATTGACCAGGAATTCAATCCTAAAAAGTTGCAAAGGACCTGGTTAGGTTTTTTAACCAGCAATAACACGGACCATACAACCTGGCCATTCATCCGCTGGTTTGTGGAAATGTACCTGATGAAGCAAACTATGGAAGACATCGAAATGGAAGCCATCAACAATGGTGTATATACACCTGCTGTTGAAGGTGATCCCGGAGATGCAGATAAAGTTATGAATGGTGCGAGAAAAATACAGGATGACCTGGTTGCTGTAGGTAAACTGGATTTGATCACTATGGGCGCCATTGCAGCACTTCCTGCAGATTTTGTTACCCAAGTGGAAAGCTTTGTAAAGAGCATACCTGAGAAATTCCGTAACGTGACCATGGATTTAAACATGAACCGCACATTGCGTAACAAGTTTGCAGAGGGAATGCGCATTAAATACAATATGGCATACAACCAGATCAATAACCGCCTGCAGGTTGCTGACCAGGAAAACATAACCGTAGTGGGCAGGCCGAGTATGATGAACAAAAGCCGTATCTGGTGTACACCTAAATACAATGCTTTACTTGGTATTAAAGGTTTTGAAAACAGCCAGGCATTCCAGGTTGAAAAAGCAAAACGTAAGGTGGCCATCTATACTGATTGGTGGATGGGTATCGGTTACGTGCAGCCTAAAATATTATTTGTTTCTGATACTGATTAATAAAATCCCGTTTTTAATCCGGTACCCGATTGAATTTTAATTAAATTTTTAAACAACATATCATTATGAAAAAGTTCTTGTTTTGCATTACCATCGGTGTTGCGCTTTTATCAAGCATAAGCACTACAGCCCAAACCAAATTTACCAATCGTAACAATGATGAGCGCCTTAGCAATCGTATTGTAACGACTGACAGTACCCTAACCTATATTGACAGCTTCAGCGTTGCTACTAATGAATGTGGTATTGTTGAAGTAACCATGATTGGTTATGCAAAAGATACTGCCTATGGTATTACTGGAAAGATCAGTGCCAGGTACAATAAACGTAGGGGCACGCTAACGCTGGGCACCATCACTGAAAGTATCCCGATCACCGTTGATGCTGCTTTGCAAACAACCGGTATAGGCGGAGCCGCATTTACAATTGTTGCCAGCAATGGAAAAATATTTATCCGGGTAAAAGGTAAGGCGGCATTCAATATTACCTGGACAAGCCTGGTAAAACGAAAATCGGTGGAGACGGTATTATAGCGGCCGTGCTACGATAAACATTTTTTAACCCTTAATTTTTTTTATGTCTGAAATAGTTTTTCCTCTTCCGTTAACACTGACTCCTGAAATGGCTGCAGCAATTGAAGCTGAGTTTAAAGCAAAGGATGAAAAAGTTGTTGAACTCGAATTAGAGTTGGAAGATAAGGATGAGCAACTTAAAAAACTCAACACCATCATAAGTACTGCAAAGACTGCAGGAAGCACTAAACTTGAAACATCTGCAAAACCTGCAGGTGCTAAAGTACCAACATCATTGGTGGAAGTTGATGGCGTAGAATACAAGTGGAATGTTGCCGCTTTCCGCTTAGCAGGAGATCCTGAAAGGCATACTGCAGAGGAAGCTGCTGCAGACAAGGACCAGGTGATCATCAAAAAGATCCTGGCGATTAAAGGACAGCAGATTTTAATTGAGCAAGCTTAATTACTAACCTTCAAAATATTTTTAGCATGTCATACGTGTATGCCCATTTAAAAACACCTCAGAATACCGGAAGCGGTATCAGTGAGTTCTTTCTTATTGCACCGGTAAGCGATTTTGTTTCTATCAAAAGCCCGGCAGCGCCTTTTGTAAATCCTGGCGATGAAGTGAGGATTTTAGAGGCACATGAGTTCCAGGCTAACAAAGGTTTTGCAAGAGTTGCATTAGCACCCGAGAAAAATAGCCTTACTGCAAAAACTATTGGCGACCTGATGTTTCAGAAGCAGGATTTTGAATTAAAAGTTTTCATCCCTGGTACTTATGCAGAAGTGCATGAAGCCTTTAAAAACTGGATCAACACGCCTTTAATAGTGATGACTAAGGATAGTAACTGTGCTGCAAATTTATGGTACCAGTTGGGCAATGATTGCACCTACGCATATTTAAAAGGTGATTTCAGTACAGGTACAACAAAGGATGGTGTGAAAGGATATGATGCTACGATCAGCTGGCAGAATCCTTATGTACAATTTTACAGCCATGTTGATGGCCCTGAAGAATTAGCTTAAATTGGTTTTGGATAATTGAAAAACTTTCCCTTCGTAAGTGGGGAAAGTTTTTTATTTATACCAGTTTGCTATGTCCTTTTTGAGGCGTTCGCCTGCCGGTAGCTTAGTATCATGATCGATACAATTAAAGCCTGGTTAAATGGTACCAGAAATTATACTGTGGGGGTGGAAATTTTTGCTTTGGTTAGCAATGATGAGCCCTTGATAAAGGTTTTTAGAACTGGCGAAACCTTAAACAGCAAATATCGATTGCATGAAGAGTTAAAGAAAATTCATTCCGAACTTAAAAAGCAAAAAAATGGGAATACTAATGTTTCAAGGTCCACCACCGCCAACAAAAAAAGGAGTTCCGAATTTAAAAAGCAGGAGCACGTCCCTGGAGAATATCCTGGACAAAATACAGCCTCAGCAAAACCGGATATCACAGATACTGAAATTAGTAATCCCGAGCTCTATGAGGCGTGTAAGTTAGAAGCTGACAACATTTATAAGGAATGCATGAATAAACGTGCCGTGCTTTTTAGCATGGTACCTGCAGATATCTACGGAGATCCTAACCGGCCCGACCTGGTACTGCAGCGCAGTGCACTTGCAGTTGAAGTAATGAGACTTTATCATAAAGCCAGTGCACTATATGATAAAGTAAATTATGTAAAGCTTCATGGCCGGCTACCTGGTGCAGATACAGAAACTGATCAGGACACTGATTACAATACAATCCCCGATACTAAAGTGAAACCTACTTTAGATAATCTCCGGAAGAACTATAATAAAATTAAAAAGCGCGAACAAACTTCGGAGCGAATTGCTTTGCTGCAAAAACATGCCGATAATATTAAAATCTTAGAACAACGATGGCTATTGTTAAAATAAACATAGATAATACTGCAGCTGATCGCGGCCAAAACCAATTATTAAAATTATGGTAAGAAAGCAACATTAAAATGATGGGTAAATGAACAGGAAAAATGAAAAGACACATACGTTGTTGATTGAAACTGCAAAGAAGGTCCGTACAGGGGCTGAAATTCTTATTGCAAAAACAAATGACTGGCAGGTTATAAAATCTTATCTCAGCAACAGGTTAGATGAAATTGAATTAACTGCAGATCAGCAAAAAAAATTAGAACGATATCAATTTATTTACAATGACCTCGTGAGCAGTAAATATACAGAGCATGAAGTGATCAACAGGCTAATGCATCTTTTCAATATCAAATTACGCCAGGCGTATGAAGATCTTAACTGCAGCAAGGAATTATTTTCTACTGTAATAAACATCAATAAGATTTTTGAGCTGCAGATAGAGTTACAAAGTGCAAAGGATATGAAGCGAAAATGTATAGAGATGCAAGATTTTAAGACTGCAGCTTTTATTGATAAAAATATAATTGCCATCATTGCCCTTCTTCCGGACAAAGAAGAAATCCCAGGTGAAATGTTCGAAGGCCATAAAATAGAAGCTGTGTTTGATCCGAGATTGCTGGGAGCGCCTGCAGTCGATATGGATGAAATTTTACAGGCTATTAATGCCAAGCGAAAAACAAAGATCAATACAAAGCTATTCCAATCAATCCCCTTTGACGATGGTAATAAAGAAGCAGCACTTTAACCGGCCCCAGCTGAACAGTCTTTTAATTGCCGCCCCGGATGAGATCGATATCCTGGGCAGGGGAACTGGCAAGACCACAATGATCTTAGCACCTAAGTCTGCCCAATGCTATTTGGGTACAATGCCCCGTGGCACCGGTGTGAATTTAAATGCAACATTTACCCAGGCTTTTACAAGAACATTAAAAGAACTGATCAGAGGCTGGCAGAATCTTGGCTATGTAATGGACCATCATTTTTTAGTTGGACAAAAGCCATCAGATAAGTGGAAAAAAAAATGGAACTGGCAAGGACCTTATGCGCCGCCGTTAGACTATAAATATTTTGTTTGTTGGTGGAATGGCGCCGTTATGCAAATTGTTAGCCAGGAAAGGCCCGGATCTTCTAACGGTATTAGTATTGATTGGATAATTGGTGATGAAGCAAAACTACTCAACGAAGAAAAATATAAAACGGAACTATTGCCGGCAAACCGTGGCATTATAAAAGCATTTGAAAATAATCCTTATCACCATGGCATTACTTTAACAAGTGATATGCCCGTTGGTACATCCGGCCGTTGGTTGCTCGATAAGATCAATGACATGGATAAAGTGAAGGTTAATGATATTTGGAAGCTGCAGGTTTGTAAATATATTTTAATTCACGAAAAATTACCTATTGCCAATAAAGCTGGAGAAGCAGAAATAAGAAAACAGGTTGCTATCCTGGATGCAGAATTGAATGATTTGCGTAAAGGATTGCTTTATTACCAGGAAGCGTCTACTTTAGAAAATATTCATGCGCTGGGAATGGATTATATTAAACAGCAGCTGCGTGATACCTCGCAATTTCAATTTGATACACAGATATTGAATATCCGGCCACTAAAAATGGAAGACGGTTTCTACCCAGATTTTAATGAAGATCAGCACGGTTATTTTGCTGAGCATGACAGCTACTTTGATAATATAGAAATTGATCCGTTAAACGTTTCCCTGGACTGCAGGAAAGATAAAGACCTGGACACTGAAGCACCTTTGCATATAGCGCTGGATTACAACCGGCGTATCCACCCGGTGGTTACTGGCCAGCCTAATGGTAAAGAGATAAGGATGCTGAAGGGATTACATGCCCTGTATCCTGGTAAGTTAAAGGAAGCTCTTGATCAGTGGTGTGAGTACTATAGGCCACACAAGCGTAAGGTAGTATACTACTGGTATGATCATACTGCTGTTGGTGGTGAGAATGAAACCGAGAAGTGGCAAGATGTAAGAGACAGGTTAAAGGCTGCAGGTTGGGTTGTTAAGCTGATGTACATTGGTAAGGCACCCAACCATGAGAGTAAGTACAATATGTGGGGTCATCTGTTGACTGAGGATGGATACTACGATATGGTGTTCAGGATTAACCGGGAGAATTGCAAAGACGTCATCACATCAATGTGCATGGCACAGGCTGAGCAGCGTAAGGATGGCTTTGGTAAGGATAAGAAGAGTGAACATGACAAGAAGTTCCCCGCCCAGGAATCGACGCATTACAGCGATGCTGAGGACATGATGGTATGGGGCATGCTGGAGAGTAAGCTATCCTATGGTAAGGACAGCAGAGCCAGAGTAACGATACTAACAGGATAATGGGTGTTGCCTTCGGCCCTGGCTTTCCGAAGTACAGGGTACTTGCTTCAATCCCTAACACGAGGGAGGCGTTCGCCATCAATACAATTCATTGGACATAAGTACCTATAGGGGGGCGGCTCAGGCGCCCCACAGTGCGCTATATGTGGCGTTCTGAGTATGGCTATATGTGGCGCTCCATATAGGGCTATACACATACGCCCCGTTTTTGACATTGGCGTGCCCCTCCGAGCCATAGTGTGGGCGCAGTTTTTTTGTGCAATTTTTTCACTTTAAAAAAAGTGAAAAATTACAGCACTGGTTATCAAAGCACTGTTTAAAGAAATGCTGCAAAAATTCAAAAAAGATAGCTTATAGATATTCAATTCATATTTAGAAATTTGTAACGGTTAAGTTGTCCTTTTTACCACTTCCCTGCTGCTATACTTTAGCTTCATGAATTTAAAGCAGGCAATTCAAATACTTACCAATGGCCAGTGGCATAGCATCCGATTTTTTACTGCAGATCTATTAAAAGAAAAAGGTGGCCAGTACCTGGAGTTTAACCAGTGCCGCATTGCCCGTAAGCAATTATTGGAAGCATCAGGCATGCCAACTGTTGCTACCTCAGATATTGAAAGGAATCCTGCCCACAATAAACATTTTACGCTTAACCTGGAACTGAAGAATATGCAGATACGCAAAGTGCACCCCCCGCTGATCACTCACCTAAACAATGAAGCTATCCTATGAGTTCTGAAATCCACATATCAGGTCCTATTGGATTTGCAGAGCAAAGCGGTAGCGCTGTTTTCTTTAGCAAAACAAGCAACACTGCAGGAACCTTCAATGCAAATGATACCGGAACAGCTATCCCTGTTAAAAAAGCACAGAACGTTTTAGACGTTGCTTTTTGGGGAGAAGACAATCGCTTTCCTAACAACATCGAAAGGCAAATGGCCTATTGCGGTATTGGCAGAGCTGCATTAGATTGGAAGGCACGCATACTTTATGGCGGCGGCATAATACCAGGTAAAGTCACGGGCTATGAAGATGAAGGCAAGAAAGAAATATTTGAACCCCTTGACCGTACACAATACAAAGAAGTTTACGCATTTCTGGAGAATCGCAGCATGTTCCGGTTTTTTATGGAATACTTCCAGGACTGGACATGGTTTGCCAATTGTTTCCCCGAAGTGGTGCTTACCAAGGATGGTAAAAAAATATCTCACTTCGTTCACCAGGAGAGTTGCGACACCAGGTATAAGAACATGAACGATGATGGTGTGATCGATACCGTTTTTCTAAGCAAGATGTGGGGAATGAGTAAAGATCAGTTTGCAAAATTTGACCCTAATAAAGCTGTTTTAGGTTTGCTGGAGAATCCTGTAAATATTGCGAGCATAGACAACCGTTATATTAAGCAATTGGATTGCATTGATATGTACAATCCAAAGGAAAGCTTAACTACTATAGCTGACAAATTAAATCAATCCAGAAAAAAAAGTCAACTTAAGAGCGCTATACTACCGGTTAATTATCCATCAGTAAATAAAACCTACTACCAGGTGGCCACATGGGACGGCGCCAGGCTCGGCGGCTGGATAGAAATTGCCTGTAAAATTCCTAACATCTTTAAAGCCCTTTATACAAAAGCACTTCGTATAAAATATCACATTGAAGTACCGGAAAATTATTTTGAAACTAAATATGGCGAAGAAGAATGGGATAAAAAAACTGAGCAGGAACAGGCTGAAGCCAAACGCGAACTGGTAAAAGAAATGGATGAATACCTGAACAGCGATAAAAAAGCTTTCAGCACATTCGTTAGTTTTTTTGAAGTGGATACACACAATAAAACAGAATATGGCAGAGTAAAAATTACTGCGATTGAAGATAAAAGCAATGTCGATAAAGATATCATCATGTCCTCTGCAGCTGATGTGCAGATCCTTACTTCAATGCAGGTACATCCAACTTTGTTTGGTGCCGGCACTATTGGCACCGGCACACAACGCACCGGTGGAAGTGATCAGCGTGAAGCGTTCCTGGTATATACTTCTTCCCTGCAGCTGGAAAGGCAGGTAGCACTGGAACCAATTTATTTGGCCAGGGATTTTAATCAATGGGGTGATGACATTCACTTCCGTATCAGGGATACACAATTAACAACATTAAATCAAAATAGCGGCACTCAAAAAGTGGTATCATAATGTTATTTAAAGACACCAATAAATTAAAGGAATTTGCCCAGCTGGCCGGTGAAGTAAATTTTGCCGGAATACAACCAACAATTCGCCTGGTTGAGCAAAAGTATATCCTAACTGTTTTAGGTAAAGAATTATATACCGAACTGGATGAAGCCTATAAAGCTGCTGCAAATGAAAGCGCCCTGTCAGACAGGCTAAAAGATTTATTGTTACAATGCCGCATGGTAATTGGTCCGATGTTTTGTGTAGCGTATGCACCAAAAGCAGATGTACAATTAGGTGATGCCGGCATGCAACGCCAGGAAACTGGTACTTCCAAAACTGCCTATCAATACCAGGGCACAAAATTCATTGAAGCAAATTTAAGAGAAGGCGAAGAGGCAGGAGAACTATTGCTGCAGTTCCTGGAAGATAACAAAGATGATTACCCAACCTGGGTAGACAGTGATCAGTTTAAAGAATACCGCAGCATGTTCATTAAAACAGGCGGCGAGTTTAATGTTTATTTTCCGTCTGCAAGTCCGTACCGTAACTATTGGGCGATGCGCCAGAAAATGGTAGATGTTGAACAGATCCACATTAAAAAAATTCTTGGAGATGATTTATATAATTCTTTGAAGGAAAAAACTATTGCAGCTGAGCAAACCACAAATGAAACTGAAGACCAATTGCTTTTTAAATTAAAAAAAGCGATCGCAAACCTTACTATAGCTTTTGCAATGCCTGTTCTTAACGTTCGTATCAATGCAAATGGCTTATCTGTTCTTGCAGCTGCATCATTTAGTACCAATGATAATGAAAACACCAGGCAACAAATAACTGACAAAACCTATACTACATTCCGTGATGCATGTATCAATGCTGCCCAGGAGTGGATTAAAGATGCGCAGGATTTTATTACCGCACACAAAGAAGATTTTGCCAGCTGGATTGGTTTTGTAACAACAGAAAGCAAATGTGTGAAGAGTAACAACAAAGATTTTAATACAACTTTTGGACTTTTTTAAATTCGCTACCCTATGTTTTTTTTACAAATCCCTGGAGAAACAAAATTATTGAGCGATTACGGCATACTGGGAATTATATGCGTAATCTTTATTTGCACCATTGTTTTTTTAGCAAGGTTTATCAAGAATGTATTAGATACCAGGCAAAAAGAGACACAAGCGCAGTATGACCGGCTCGAACAAAAATTTACCAAGTATATGGAAGAAGACAGAGAACATATGCTTGAAGTTATTGAAAACAATACCAGGGCAATCAATGATTTTTTAAACCATAAATATTAGTTATGTCAACAGCAACAAAATCCAAATGGGTGAATGTATTTACCATCTTTGTCTTAATTCTAACTGCATTCCAGGGCCTTATTCCTACAATGCCAATCACCAACGCCAGCACTATTGCAATTGTAAGTGCAGTTACCATGTTTGCAGTAAGTGCATTAACAACATGGAAACAATATTTATCAGTAGAGATTGACAATAAAAGTTTGACGCCTACAATAATTGTGGCCATCGTAGCCACCGTTGGCGCCTTGAACGAATTATTTGATGTAGTTCATTTCAGCTCACTTACCAGTCAATGGATAAGGTTCGGTATCACTGCAATAACTATGATGCTAAACCTGGTATCAAAAATTATGTGGCCTACCGAACAAACAAAAAGTACATTATGATATACAAAATTGGAACAGCGACCCTTTGGGTGTTGCTTGGTTTTGTTTTAGGCATTCTTCTTTTTAAAAGTTGTGGTAAAGATGCTAACGCTCCTGTAATTGTAGAGCCAAAGGAAATTGTAAAGCAAGAAGCTGCTGCAGAGCAACCGTTCAAAAAAAAGTATGACAGTCTTTTGATTGAAGATCAAAAGCTGCAGTCCGGTACCGTAAGCCTAAAAAATAAATTGGCACAGGAAAGAAGCAGCCGGCTGATGGCAGAAAAGGAATTGGATATCGCCATCAATAATTTGCCTGATAGCTTGCAAAAAAACATGCAGGAAAAAGCAAACGATTATACTTTTTTTTCTGAAGAGGCGGAAAGCAGCTGCGATGCTGTTACGAACAATTTAGAAAAGCAATTGCGGATAAAAGATACCATGCTAACAGTAAAGGATAGCTTGTACCAAACTTTAAAAAGTTCATTCAATGTTTTCTTTCATTCAAACGAAGCATTGTTGAAATACAATAAAAGCTTGGAAAAAGGTATCCGGAAACAAAAAGCCGGTAATCTCCTTTGGAAGATCGCCACCGGTGTGGCTGCAGCATTATTAATCAAACAATCTATAAAATAAAATTTTATGACATTACAGGAACAAGCACTTCAAATAGCAACCGCAGAAATTGGGCACCAGGAAGAACCCCTGGGCAGTAATTGGGGCCCGCACGTACAAAAATATCTTGCAAGCGTTGGAATAAAATCTCCTGCATACTGGTGCATGGGTTTTGTTTATTGGTGTTTCAATGAAGCAGCTGCAACGCTAAAGGTTATTAACCCGCTACCAAAAACAGGGCATGTCCTTACTTGTGCCGGCATGGCATCAAAACTTCATAAAGTATCGACGCCGCAACCAGGTGACATCTTTATCCTGGACCTTGGCGGAGGCCACGGGCATACAGGCATTGTGAATGAAGTGGACGGTGATCTTTTTACTGCAGTCGAAGGAAACAGCAATGATGATGGCAGCAGAAATGGCATTGAAGTATGTATCCCTAAGCAAAGAAAGATTTCCTCAATAAAAGTATTTTTAAGATACCTCTAAAATTTTCATATAGCAAGCAATCGTTAACGGCTCTGGGTTTCTACCCGGAGCCTTTTTTATGATTACGGTTACCCGTAATTAAATGCTATTATCATTAATTACTTTTCCTGGTCGATAAAAGTTAGTATATCATTTTTGATGTTTTAAATATCAGCCCCTGTTTCTACAGGGGCTCTTTAATTTGTCCTTTTTGCCGCTTTGCCGCTGTTCTACTTTAGCAAAGTGGTACAAATAGACTTATATCAACCAGGAAAAGTAAGCACAAGCATAACTTTCCCCTCCGGGTGGAATGAATTAACGCTTAAAGAACTGCACACCATTGCCCAATCCATTCTACTCAACTTCAAAAATGCAACCGAAGCAAAGGCAATGGTTTTCCTGAGCATCTTTAAAAATCGCTGTAAAGAGGCAGGATTGCCCCAGGATTACGTGAAAAAGCTGGATGCTGAGGATTGTGCCATGAAAAGCATTGAGCTTACAGAATTCGTTTATAAAGCCAATGAACTAACAAAACAACCTTACCCAGTTCTGCAGGTAGCATTTAATAATTGTCCATTGGTCCCAAAAAAAGAAATGATCGGACCGGAAGATGATTTTAATAACCTTACAGCAGGTGAATATGAGGATTGCGAAATACACTACATGCAATTCAGGGAAGATCCTGATCCAAAACACCTGGCACAGATGGCCGCCATCTTATACCGGCCAAAGGATACAAAATATTTACAGTTTAATGCAGCAACTAATGAGTATGTGAAATATGACACTGAAAAAGTTGCAAAGAAACTTTTAATAACGGCCAGGCAACAACCTTGGATACTATATACAATTTATTTATGGTATATCGGCTGCAGTAATCAGTTACGGCTAATTTTTCCACAAACATATAGCGGAGGTAAGCAAAGTGAACCAGATCTGCTGGCATTCACAAAAGTTATACATGCTGCAGCTGGTCCGAAAAATGGTAACCGGCAAGAAGTACGCTGTACACTTTTAAAAGAATTGCTTTTTGAAAGCGAACAGGAAATTATTAAAGCAAATGAATTAGCAGAATACTATGAGCGCAACAAATAACATAAGTGTATATATCGATTACTGGAGGCAGATGGCAGTTCATCATCACCTTATACAGCATGATCCTACGAGCGAAAATAATGATGGCGCCGTTGGTGCAAAAAGATTTTGCAAGTTCGGTGCTGATGAAATTATATCCGGGCTGCTTACTAAAATAAGTACTCCTGCTTTGCTGATTGAATTGTATGAAACACAAACCCAATCGCAAAACGCTTATGATATAAAGCAATTGCCTCGTGGATCTTTTATGGTCCTTAAGAAAGCTGCAGTTAAAAGTATGAGTGAGCAGGAAGAGGCTTATTCAACTACGGAAGAAATAATGTATGATATTTTAAAACAGGTATGGCAGCAACATTACAGTAGTAATGTAGATGAGTGTGAAAGGATATTTAGTCAGTTCGATTTTAATAATCTTTTGATACAGCCTGTAGGTCCTGTGTTTGATAATCTGTTTGGCTGGAGAGTGGAGTACGGATTCAAATTTAAAAATACACTAAACATTATTGAACCACCTGCAGACGGAACATTTATCTAATGTATGTATTTGCAAACATATTAAACCCAATAAATACCGGCAGTGGCCTTGCCGAAAAAATATTTATTGCCCCGGTGAGCTGGTTTACTAAGACTGGCATCAAAAGCCCTGGTGATTGGATTACAAAAGGTGATGAAGTAGTTATAAAGGACACGCATGAATTTTTACCAGGTAAAGCATTTTTTGAATGCTTGCTTGCACCGGAGAAAAATAATTACGATGCAAAAAATACCGGTGATACAGGTTTTACAAGGTTCGATAACGAAATTAAAGTAATGCTGCCGGGTAGTTATGAGCTGCAGCACGAAATGATAAAAAACATTTTGAATGAACCGTGCATTGTTTTGATAAAGGACAGTAACTGTGCAGCAAATATTTGGTACCAGGTTGGAAATGCATGCACATACGCTTACCTCAGCGCAGATTTTGAAACCGGTACCACCAGAGAGGGCACAAAAGATTACTTGTTGACAATAAGAAATAGCGCGGGGTATATTTTACTGTACGCCGGTGATATTGATACAATCGACGAAGTAACCATTAATCCCATTGTAACAGAAGACAATTTCAATTTCATCACAGAAGATGATCAAGTAATTATAAATGAAAATTAAATCGACGTACATGAAAAAAATATTTTTCTTTCTGCTGTTACTCAGCTCATCTTATGTAAGTAATGCACAAATTAAAATAAGTGCAATGCCAACTGCTACCGGCAACCCTGATAATGTATGGATTCCTGTTTTGGAAGCAGGTATCAATAAAAAAATACAGGGCCTTAAATTTAAAGCATACGATAGTATCATAATGCAATCGCATTACCAAACAGATACAATGCGTGCGCATTTATATACAGCCCTGGCCGCAATTGGTTTGAAAGTTAACTATAGCGATACTGCTGCGATGCTTGCAAATTATAAACATTGGCTGTATGGTTATTTAAAGGCAGCCGATATCGTTAGTAAGGTAAATTTCAGCGACACAGCTGCAATGCTGGCGAATTATAAACACTGGTTACAAGGCTATTTAAAAGCAGCTGATATAGCTGGTAAATTAAACATCAGTGATACAGCTGTAATGCTGGCAAACTATTTAAGGAATACTTATACACCACCGGCAGCTATACTCAGTAACATTGGTGCAGCTACAGGATCGAATACTATTAATAATTTAAACAACGTGATTGAATGGCAGTGGAATACTTTAGGTAATGGCTATGGTTATAAAATAACATCAAATTCAACAGCCGGCACATCCTTTAACACAAAATCATTAGTAGATATTGAATTCAATGGCGCTTCTGCAAATTCTGACGTCGTTAATAATGGCTTATCAATTATTATGGGTGTTGCATCAGGCACCAGGCAAAGAAACAATGGTCTTTATATAAGTGCAGTTGGTCAGACAGCTCTTTATGTTGGTGCCGGAAATGTTGGATTGCAACAAGGTACTGCAACTGCGATGCTGCACCTGGGCGCTGGAGGAACAAGTGCAGGATCTGCTCCTCTAAAATTTACAGATGGCTTTTTAACAACAACTCCTGAAGCAGGTTCAGTTCAATACATGCATGGACTATGGGTTTTTGACAGCTCTAATAGTAAAAGGGATACTATGGCAACAAGGAGTTGGGTAAGAAATGCCTTAGCATCTATTGGTGCCGGTGGTGGATATACAGCTCCGCAGATTGAC